TTCCCAGATTGCATCACAGGAACCCTCCAAAAGCCCACGTTCATATTTTACCAGCCTTTCTAATCTAAGCTCATTACGCCAATCTCCAGGTCTATATGGTGCGTTCTTTGGTGGACAGGGTACTAACTCAATCTCTTCCTCCTCTTCTTTTTGTCCTAAATTAATATTTACTCCACTTGCTTTTGGTTGAAAATTATATGTACCTTCTGTTTCTATAGTGTCTTGTGCGTCATAAACAATTGGTCTAAATGTTTTAGCTTCTGGTTGTACTTTTATTGGTTGTGTGCCAGCGATTGCCTGACCATCAGGACAAGTAGCATAAGCCTTTCTGCCATGAAAAATGATAGTTGGATTTTCTGATAGTTCTATATCTCTATTAGTTAAGTCACAAGCAGGGTTTTCTCCTACCAATACAGTTTCAGGTACATATGGTGTTTCTGGTATATTTATTTTTGGTATTTTTATCTCAGGAACTTTAATCGTAGGCATCTCTTTTCTTCAATACTTCCACTTCAGAAAAACATTTAGGGCAGGATAAATTAGTCATCACTGAAAACTCAGGATAGCCATTCATTCCATCTTCAATATCAATATCGCCACCTATTATTAATTCTGTATCGCACCAATAACAATTCATAATTAACAGTCGTTGAAGTCAGAAGCCATATTACCTCCTATCTTACCGCCTTCTCTTCTTGCTGTGTTAGTTGCAAAGCCAGACAAGAACCAACCAACGATAGGCACATTAGCTAATGAACTAGATAAACCTGTTCCAGTAGCTACTGACGTTCCAATAAGTTCACCAGTTGACTTACCTTTGGCACGTTCTTCAATACAAGCTATTTGCTTTGCTGTAAGCTCACCATTATTGACAATAGTTACATCCTTCTCACCAGCTATCTTCTGACTTTCTTTTGTAACGTAAGCCTTACTAGCACCTAAAAATCCTGCTGGCTTTTTACTACTTTCTATAGAAGCAATAATTCTTGGGTCGTGCATCCTGTGTCTTATCTTATAACTATCTTTATCAGCTTCGATTTCATATGTAGAGTATTTGCTTACAGGTAAATCAAAAATTGGTAAGTTTGGCTTCTTACTTAAAAGGTTGATTGTATAAAAGTTGGAAGCAACAAAGACAGTTCCAAGTCCTACTGATATTCCTTTGATAATATTGCTATTCATCTTTTTTTCTCCACTTTTTCATATACAAAATCATGTTGAAGTCCAAACCAATTAATCTTTTCTAAAGAACCATGTACTTTTTTTGGATTGTTTTGATAAGCAATAGCTTTCATTTTCATAATGATTTGATGTGACTTTAGAGTTTAGGGAGAGATTTAGTAGGAATAGATGGTCCTGTTACGTCAGGTAAACCTTTATCTAATACCTTTGGCATCAGCCCAGATACGTTTCCCATAATCTCTTTCATTACCTGGGACTTAAAATTTTCACTCGTTACATACTTGTAACCGAAGTACGCTCCACCACTCATAGAAGCTACCATAAGGAAAGAGACAATACTTAAAACATTAGCGATCTTTTGAAACATGATTAAATTTGCAATAATTAAAGCACTTTCGTTTACAAGTGTGCTTGTGTTACTACTAATTGTAGCTCTGTCACCTTTATACGTCACTATGAGTTTAATGACAAGGCAGATGACCACCGAAACTAAGTAGCAAGCTTTCTACGATAAAACCTTGTTTTACAAGCGTTGGAGCAATACTTTCTTCTTTGCTCTGTAGTAGCAAACACTTTACCGCAGCATCTACACTCCTTTTCTATTATTTCGCAATAGACTTTTTTTCGGTTTCTGCCTCTGCTCTATCTACTAATACAGCTTCAATACGCATAATTTCATCACGACAATTATTAGCAACCTGTACAGCTTGTTCTTGATTGTTTTTTAAAACTTGTATTTGTTGTTGTAATTCTTCTGTCGTTTTACGAGCCATGGGTTAATAATATGTTTCTCCTAGTGTAACAGTAAAAAATATATATATCTAATAAAATTTTACTATAAACCAAAACGTGGTTTATAAGCATTGTAATTTTGTGTTACCTCTGCTGCTGTAAGTGCTGCACTATAAACTTTGAAAAGTCCATGATTTCCTATACTAGCTATAGTTATCTGTCTTTTATTCCACATACTAAACATACCATCATTAGGAGCATTAAGATCATTACGATTAGTTAGCTGTTCTTGAAGTTGACCTCCGATACGAAGAACACCGTTTATATATAATTTAAGATTATTAGTAGTACTAGAAGTAAAAGAATCTCTAGTTAAACACCAATGTTGCCATCCAGTATTACCTGTATAACTTATATAATTACCGTAATAATCTGATATCAAGTTTGCGGCTGTGTTTCCATCGTCAACATATGTATTTGTGTCATTTAAATTTAGCTCTTCTAACGCCCACGTAGTGCCACTAATATTTTCCCAATGAAAACCTAAAAATCTAGGAGTTCTTATAAGTGCTTCACTCCAATAAAGTAAATTTGAATTACTGTATACGTAATCTTGACCTTGAGGAGTATACACAAGTTCACCAGTTGCAAAATATTGATCACTAACCCATTCCATTGTAAAAGCCCCTGTACCTATAGCTTGTGGAAAAGAACCTCCACTACTGCCACCATCGCTAGGTGCGGTAATGTTCTTTTTATTAGTGTTAGTTTCTATTAATCTTATATATCCACCTTTAGAAGATTTATACTCAAAATCAGACGAACCTCCATATATTGTTGCATTATAACCATTGCCAGTTAAGTCTGTAATCGTAGCATTAGTACCTCTACTCCAACAATTAGTATCTCCATAATCATAATGTACTAATAAATTAGTAGATACAGGATCAACACTACCGCCAGCAGCAGCAAGTATAAATTTATTAGTCATCCAAGATCCCCTACGGTTGCACCATAGAGCGTACTACTTATTTTCCATAAAACAATAGCTGTTGGCGTTGCACCTCCTAAAGTTGGGGCAGACCCACCACTCCAAGTCATTGTCGGCCAAGTTAAAGTGTAATTACTGCTGGATGCTGTTATAACAAGAAGCATTGATTGACCAGTTGTAAGGCTATCGGTAGCTGTTCTATTTGCTCCAAGTGTCCAGGTTTGCACCATCCCATTATCAGGATCTAAAGCAACAGACGAGGCATCAGTAATTGCAAATACAGTGTCATTAATTGCACCTACAGTACACGATCCTGTAATAATTACTCCACTTGAACTTGTGATTAATTTCTGATTGCCTGAGTGTTTTAGTGCAACACTAGAGTCTGATGCAATTGATACTGCATTATTAGAATTACTTGGATGTTGTATCTCCTCTACTTTTATTGTTGACATAATACTTATGATTTTATGTTAATTTTACTGTTAATTTTGTATTTTGTCTTATTGAGTATTAACTGCTAGGTTCTGTAGGCCAGGTAATGTTGAATGGGTCAGATTGTGTTGGTACATCTCTCAAAGCTTGTCTGTAATTTTTCCAATCATCAGATAAAGTTAAATCACTACTAGCTCTCCAATCCGTATTTTTTAATAAATTATCTCTTTGTAACCTTATACTCGCCCATTGTTGATTTGTAAGAGTAGTCTGTTCTTCTGAAGTTGTTGATTCTACTTTTACACTGTAAGCTTTTCCACTATCAACATAAGCATCTACAATAGATAGTTTTTGTGTTGGAGTTGTAAAACTAAGATTTTCTACAAGTTCTACTACATTATTTGCAGTTAAGAAATCTGCATTTGGTCCTGCAATACTAAAACTTGTATTCGGAAATAATTGTTGGATCGTACCAGTGCTTTTTACAGTAGTACCATCAATGATTGCATATTTCATAAAAGGTTCTAATAAGCTTTTTTTAAATATTATAATCGTAAATTATTCAATAAACAAAATAAGTTGAAGGTAATGAAGTTGTAGTAGTTCCTGTAAATGGAGTTTTAAAGTGACTATCAATGTCAGCAGTAGTAGTGTCATCGTAAATCGTGGGATATGCTACATGACCACCATTAGTTGTTGTATTAGTATATAAAGGCATACCGCCAAAAGTAGTATAGTATGTTCCTACCTGAGTATTTGAATCACTAGCATAGTATCCTTTAGGGGCAAAAGTAGCAGATGTACCGTTACAAGTCATACGACAAATTGGGTTGTGGTTTGCAAATAAATTACCGATTGTATAACTCCCAAAACCACCAGAAAGACCAGCTTGCAATACAAAACCTTTAGCATCGCCTAAACCATTTGAAAAAACAATATCGCACCAAGCCTGATTAGAATCGGCACTATATGTATGGGTGTGAGCTATACTTCTACCTGTGGTTATAGAACTTGACCCACTACTATTAGTAATATCACTAGGATTACCAGACCATACATTAACTGTAGTATTAACTGAAGCGGAATTACAAATCACTGTATTAGTCGGATAACCATTTGTTCCATAAGAATAACCGTTTGTATTTCCTTGAATAAACATACCAAGATTATCTGTAGACGTTATACCAACCATACTAAGCGTCCTACCATCAGAAGCATCACCCGAACTGTCTACAGTTGCTGTATGGAAGCTTTGCCATCCAACAGGTTCGTCATAGCTACAATCGTATCTACTATCTATATTTTCAAACCTAACAGTTGTACTGGCTGTAGAGTCTACATTAAAAAAACTTGCTAAATCAGTAGCACCACTTCCACCACTAGCCGCGCGTGTATAATGAGATCTCATGAAAGATCTCCAACTGTTGCCCCATATAATTGACTACCAACCTTAAATAATTCTATTGCTGTAGGATTAGCTCCCCCAAGTGTTGGTGCTGACCCACCCGACCATTTCATTGTAGGCCATGTCAAAGTATAGTTAGAACCACTTGCTGTAATTATAAGTAACATAGATTGACCTGTACTAAGACTATCAGTTGCAGTTCTATTTGCTCCTAATGTCCATGTTTGAATCATTCCATTAATAGGATCTAAGGCTACTGAAGAAGCATCTGTTATTGCAAAAACTGTTTCGGTTATTTCTTTTTGAAAAATAGCTTCACCTGTAAACGTACCAGTAGATGCTGTTAATGCTCCCGAAAGAGTGGTTGCGGCACAAGTTCCAGTAATATCTACGCCTGTACTTGTTGTAGTTAAACGAGCCGATGCAGAGTGTTTAAGAGAAACCGATGAATCAGCAGCAAGTGATATTGCATCATAAGAATTGTTTTGCCTAGACCGTATATCATCTACTTTTATTCTTGACATGATAATCAAATAAACATTACTTGTATTTTACCCTTTTAACTAGGCTTTGTCGGCCATGTAATATTATCTGGATCAGATTGAGTGGGAACATCCCTTAATGCTTGACGGTATGTTTTCCACTCATTACTTACAGCAACTCCTGTTTCAGATGCTTTTGTAATGACCCAATCTGTTTGTAGTAATAAACGATTTCTTTCATTCCTTACTTGCATCCATTTACTATCAATTTCAGTAGGTGCAGCAGCTTGTCTAGCGTTTATCTCTGAAATTTCATCAGCAGTCATTGGAACTAGCACACCATTTAAAAGTTTATTCATTAGCTTTCTTTATGTTTAAATAATATAAGTTTAGTTTCTGGAGTAAAACTCCAACCACCGTCACTTTCTAAAGTAAATCCATTTATTTTTGCATAGGTTCCTGTTTGGTTAGAATCATTACCAGTATTAGTCTGAAAATTTTTTTTACCATGTATTATACTAAAAGATGAAGCACTGTAACCTCGTAATGAACCTATAATCCAAGAAAATTCAGTTGTACTAAAATCCATATGACCATACCAATAATATGAATTATAACCAGAATCAAAAACCCAAAAACTCTGTCTAGTAGATTCGCTAGAACCACTAAGATTTGTACGAATGTGTGAACATTCACCTAAACTACCGCTATAAGTAAATTTAGTTGAATTGTTATCTAGGTGAGGATTAAACCTTAGTTCTGTTGTAAAATTAAAAACAATTTGTTTACAAACTAATCTGTAAATACTATCGTAATCAAGACCTGTTTCTGTAATTGTAGTTGTATTAGCAGATGGTTGTATTGTTTTGACAAACTCAAAACCACCACCACCGACACCAGTTAGGTTTGAACCATCAATCGCTGGTAATGTACCTGTTATATTTGCTGCTGGAATTGAAGTTAAATTTGCACCAGACCCTGAAAAAGTAGTAGCGGTACAAGACCCATTTACTTCTAACACACCAGTTCCGTTAGGAATAACTCTTACATTTCCGTTTGTTGTATTAGTTTGTATTTCATCAACAATTATTTTTGACATATTTAAAAACTGTTTTTTCTATTGTAAATCATATATATAAATATATCCACTTTTAAACAAACGTCATAGTAGAGTTAGCACTCACTGTTAAGGTAACACCAGAAGCAATAGTCATAGGACTAGCTCCTACATAATTAAAGTTTGCTGTCGTAGTAAAATTGTTATCCATTTGGTTTTCTGCTTCAACAAATAAATTTTCACCACTACTACCTGCTAATGATGGTGGTATATTTGTCAAATTTGCACCACTTATTGCTGGTAGCGTACCAGTTATGTTAGCTGCTGGTATTGATGTTAAGTTTGCTGCTGAAGCTGCTGGTAATGTAGCAGGGAATCGTGCGTCTGGAATAGTTCCTTCTCCAAGGTCATTAGCATCTAAAGACGCATATTCTAGCTGACCTACAGCAGTAGCACCAGATCCAGTAATACTTTTAACTTTCAAATATTTATCAGCAGTTATATTATTATCAGGAAAAATAAATGTGTATGATTGCCCTGCTGAGTGGGCTGGAGATCTTAACTTTATTCCATGACTATTAACTGTACAATTTAACTGTAAAGTTCCGTCAACTGAACCAGATGATTTAACTTCAAATACACCAGTGCCGTTTGGTGTCGCTTTTATGTTCCCATTACTTGTACTTGTTGTTATTTCACTACTTTGAACATCTAAGTTACCTCCCAATTGTGGTGATGTATCACTTACTAAGTCAGCAATGTAGCCAGCACCATTAGTGATGGCGTTATTGTTTAGGGATATATCTGCTGAACCGTCAAAACTAACACCAGCTATATTTCTTGCTGTTGTTAATGTTGCTGCTGAACCTGTTGTATTTTGGTTTCCAGCAGTATTAACACCAGGTAAATCTATATTTGCCGATCCATCAAAACTAACGCCACCGATATTACGGGCAGTAGCAAGTGTGGCTGCGGTTGTAGCTGCAATACCAAGAGCATCTATATCTGATTTTGTTTGATCTGCTGTAGCTCCAGTTTCGATACCATTTAATTTTGTGTGATCAGCATCAGTAAATACATTACTATCAGTAGCACTTTCTACTAAAGTTCTAATTTCTGCTGCGGTCTGATCGGCTGTAGCTGATGCCTCAATACCTGATAATTTTGTTTGCTCTGCATCCGTAAAAGCATTTGTATTGCTATTACTTTCGTATGCTATTTTTATTTCTAATGCGTCCATATCTCTTGTAGAGAGATCTTCTATACCATTTATCTTGTCAGTAAATTCTTGAAGACCAAATAACAGTTGTTCAGTATTAGTATCTAAATCTGTTTCAGTAAGAACAGAACCATCTTGAAAGTCTACTTTCTTAGCACTAATATTAGTATCTCTTTTAATAACAATAGCAGCCCCGTTTGCAGGTTCATTACCAGAAGTAAATGTTATTTGAGTACCACTAGTAAAGGTATAAGCAACACTTAGTGTTTGCAACACTCCATCAACAGTTACATCAACATCAGACTGTTCTAAGTAATTAAAACTAATAGCATAAGGACCAGCAGTAGAACCAGAAGAAGGGGCAGTATGATTAGTAAAAGATGTTGCGGTGTTGGTAGCCATAGTTAATTTCCAGAGAAGTTCTCTAATATTGGTATTATATCTTCATAAGCTCTTCTGTTTTCGTTTTCAGCCATTGATTTTATTTTTTTATCCATAATATATTCAACATAGTACTTTACAGCAACTTCTTTGTAATCTTTCCAAAAAGTTCTTACTGGTTGTTGTAGTTCTTTTCTTATAATTTCTTTTCTTGTTAACATTCCTTGTGCATCAATACCACCAGAACTATCAGCTTCTAAAAATTTTAAAGCTTTAATATTATTTTTATTTCTTGAAAGTTCTAAAACTATTTCTGGAAAACGCTTACCATTTTGCGGATCAAAAAAAGGTCTGTCTTTTTCGTCATAACTCAATCGTATAGAAGGTATTAGACTTGTTAACTTGTTATATTGTGGTGTTGTTAAATTTACTTCATTACCATATTTATTAAATCTAATAGTATCAAGCGGTGGTACAAGTTTTAAATCTAATCTTCTTATGTATTCATCAACAGGAGTATCTTTTTCTTTTCTGTATTTAAAAGGATTAAAGTAATTACCAAAAAAAGCACCTTCTGGGTACTCTGCAATTCTGCCTGTTGTCATGCTTCTTATTGGTTCAATATCTGCACTAAAACCTGCTGTATAGTCTTGCAAACTTCTTGTTATCATTGTGCCAAAAATATCTAAATCTTGGAAAGGATTATTAGATAGTTTTAAACTACCAAAATCATTACCTTCATATTCACCATAATCTTCTGTATAGTCTCCTCTATCTTCTATTCTTTCTGTTTGAGGTTTTCTATCTCCTTTTCTAAATTTAGTTTTTCTTTTTGGAAATCTACCTTCGTATGTTTGAGTTCCTAATAATTTACCTTCATTATCACGAAGTTCGTATGTCCATTTTTCACCTCTTGCTCTTGTAATGCTTCTCCATAAAGAAGAAAAAGGTACAAGATTTGCAGCGTAATTTGCTGGCACTCTATAAAACCTTTTTAAAGCACCAACATCACTTGTTAAATCAATAAACTCTGCAACATTTTGAAGCATATATTTATTGCCTATATTTCTTGATAGTAAACCTGTAAGAGCATAAGCAGCCTTGTCATAATCTTCATCACTTACAAAATCTCTAATATATGCCATATCACCTGCAATCATAAATAAAGAACCTATTGGTTCCATTCGAGATAAAAGATCTAAGTATTCGTAATTTGGTAAACCATTATCTCCTCTAATTATTTTGCCATTTTTGTCTTTTTGTAAAACTCTAAAACTATATGGTAATTCATCAGTTCTTTTTTCTCCTTCTCTTAAATATTTATTATGATGACCTCCACCAATAATTGCTAATTCCGCTTCTGGATCATCTTTAGCTGCTGCTAAAGATATAAAATAAGCCCATAAAAGACCACCCATAGTAGCTTCTCCGTTAGCCCTATATGCAGTAGCTAAGTCATCACTCAACAAATTATCATTATGTTCTTTTAAAATTCTTCCTAAAGTTGCATTATATTTTGGTGGCATACCTCTAAATAAAGTCCTCATATCTGGCACACCTGTTCTTCTAATTACTTGTTTACCTATATTTACAGGTGTAGTAACAAAAGGAACTATTGGCCTTAAAGCAGAAGATTTTAATATTTCTGCAAGTTTTTTTGTTTGGGCTGAACCTGCACCATTTAAACCAAATCCTTTACCTAGTTCTGTTGTAAATGTTCTATCTGCTGCATAATCTAGATTTCTTGTATATGCGTCTAAAATGTTTTCATTTGGTACAAAATCAGGAAAGGCAGTATCTTGTCCTCTAGTAAAACTTTTGGTATTAACGATATCTATAATTTCATCAAAATTACTTTTTACATAAATCTGAAAAGATTTACCTGTTAATCCTCTTTCTGTTGCTT